CGACAAGCGGCTGTACTACAAGGATGAAACGGGAACGGAAGTCGGGCCGATTTCGGCCGCAAGCGGTGCGCAGACCAACCAGCCGAACACGTTTACCGCGCCCCAGAATATTGATGCGGATTTCCATACCAAGGGACCGAACCCGTGGCTGGACGTAACGCGATTCGGCGGATACATCGGGCCGAACTACAACACGAACGCGACGACCTGCTCGATCAGTTCGGGAACGACGGCAGTAAGCTGCGCCTCGGCCTCTGATTTTCAAAATGGCCACGGGATTTTGATCCTGGGGGCAGGCCCAGCGCCGGCAATTGCAACGCCGCAGGCGCCAACGGTGACGCCGCTCTTTCAGGTGGGAACGACGCAACGAAACTATTGCGTGGCGGACCGGGATTGGGCCGGGGGAATCACGCCTTGCGGGGCGGTGGGATCGACCACAACCGCGCCGGCTTCGATGACGCTGCAATCTTACGCGATCAGCGGCACCTGGGCGTTCAGCGGCGGCGTTTTTACCGTGACGACTTCCGCGGCACACAACATGCCGACGGCGGCATCGGGCGTTTTCAGCGAACCTTACGCGCAGATCGAAATCCAACAAGGGAGCACAAACAGCGCTCAGTGCGAAGGCGCGTTCAGCCTTACAGGAGTTCCGAGCGCCACGACGTTCCAGTTTACGCGGAACGAATTGACGGCCGCGGGCGGCCCGAGTCCCGCCTGCGTGGGTGGAACAATGCGGATCGCACCGAAGGTCATGTTGAAGTGGGACTCGCACTACACCTACAACGTGCAATCGGCGACGTGCTCGGGCGGCAATGCGACGGTGACGGTTTCCCCCGGCGTTTATGGACCAACGAACACGGCGGCTTCCACCTGGGTGGTGCCCTGGAACGTGAAGGCTATTTTCTCCGGCGTGACGGATACCCACTACAACGGAGCGTTTATCATTGCAAGCTTCGCGCCGGGCGGGGGCGCGCCGAATTCCGTGCAGTATGGAATCGGGAGTTGCTCGGGCGTCACAAACGTCGGGGCCGGCGGGACGATGACACTGGTTCCGGGAAAAGCCGTGAAAAACCATCTTATCTACGAGTGCACGGGCGCGTCATGCGCCCTGCCGGCAAACGCGGCTAGCTATTCCCTGGTGGGCGTGGCTGAGGGGAACGACGGGTTCTTTGAGGATCGAGGCTGGAGCACCAACGCGGCAAACGTGGATACGGGAGACGCGCCGGCTATCGCTCCGACCGCGGCAGCGAACGAATATCTGGACACGACGATTGCATCCGGGGGCGGTACGACATCCCTGACGGTTGCGGCTGCTGCCAGCAACACCGTCTCCGGCGCGAAAGCATTCCACGACAATACGCCGAACCTTTTGCAGGCGTGCGCGTCGCTTGCGGCAAACAGCACGGGAGCCAATGGTGGACGCATCGTGATTCCGGCGGCGACGAGCATCTATCAGTTTTTCCCGCTGATCGGCAACTTCGACATGACGGGGAACTTCGGGCAGAATCCCAGAAACTGCGCGTGGAACGTGACGCTTGAGTTTCGCTCAACGGTGTGGCAGATGGGCACGATTTTGCTTGGCAGGGGAGACAACATGGTCGCCGGGCAGGGATCGACGAACTGCCAGGCTTCGTTCTACCAGGTGAGCTCCTCTCTATCGTGCTTCCAAGGCACGGCGTATCCGATGGTGTACTTTGAACCGGAAACCGAGGGCAACAGCTACCTCGAGAACCTGGTGTTCACTCCTAATCAGACCTATCAAAGCGCCTTGTATTTCGACGAGCAAATGAACCATGACGGCGTGGTGGCACTGCGCTTCGAGCACGTTCACGTGAATGGCGGATTTCACAGTTATCCGGTAGTGAACAAGAGTGGCTTCGGATTCTTTTGGAATTATGGCGGCTGGAGCGCGGTGGGCGGCAATTTCTCCGAGAGCCGGGACTACATCATCACGCACAACTGCGGGATGCCGGCGTACCAGCCGACGCCGGCGCCGTCGCCATACATTTTCACCAGCAATCAATCGTATTCCTTCGGAACGTTCGAGGTGGACAACTGCGGACTGGCCAACGGCACGTTCGGAAGCAACGTGGTTATGAACCAGGTGCTGACGGAAAACAACGCCGGGCCGGCGTTCAAGTTCAACATGTTGCCCTACGGGTTATCGGGAATTTCGTTCAATCAGGGCTCTTATGCCGATCTGACGGGCGGATTCGCGACTCCGTATTTTGATCTTACCAACGCGACCAGCTCCGGAAGCGAATTCAATTACACCGAGTGCGCGACGGGCTATCAGCCGCTCCTCCAGACGGGCACAACGGCAGGTTTTTACGCGGGCATTTCCATTCGAGGCAACATGGGAGGGTGTACCGGCGGAATCGGGGCGGTGAACTATCGCTTCGACAACATGTCGAACAATCTGGGTATCGTCAGCGGGTACAACACGCAGCTTAATGCGGGTTCTCAGGTGTTTTCGCCGATGCCCAGCCCCGCGAACTTTCAAAGCGTGACGCCGGTAAGCGGCACGGGATTGGCGCCGGGGACCTATAGCTACTGCGCGATTGCCGTTGATCCCTTTGGCGGAGTGACAGCGACCAACCCGTCGTCCTGCACTTCCGTGACGACGACTACGGGGAATCAGTCCGTGCAACTGGTGATGCCGGCGAGTTTTCCCACCGGAGCCGCGGGGCTGCTGATCTTCGACCGAACCACGGGGCAGTATGTGAACTACAACAGCTGCTTGACGCCGCAGGTATCGGTGCCGGGTGCGACGGCGACACTGACGACGACATTTGAAGGATGCCCGTACACGAGTCCCAACCAGACGTCCGCCGTGGGCAATTTTGTGAGCACCTCCAACGGGATTGGCGGAAGCAAACTGTTGCTGAACGGAGAATTTCTGAACGCGGCGCCACGATCGGAACAGAATATGTTTCTGCCCGGCGGATTGAGCACGACCTGGACAGGATCGACGTGGACGCTGGACCGCGCTGTGACGGTGACGCGCGTGCAGGTGCAGGCGAAAACGGCGCCGGCGGGATGCACGACGAACGCGGTGGTGCGATTGACGGATGGCACGACGCCGGTGAATGTGACGATTGCGGCGGCGGCGAACGATTCGGGGGCCATCACGCAGAATTATGCCAGTGGGGCAGCGCTGACGTTTAGCGTGCAGACGGCGGCGGCGGGATGCACGACTACGCCGGCGGATGCGAATGTGACGATACAGTATCGGATGCAGTAGCTGCGGGTGAGGAAGTTGCGCGCAATTATGTTGGTGCCCTAGGTCAATCCGTAAAAGCGGAAGCAGAGTTTCCGCACTCCAGATGGGGTCACTTAAAAGTGGCCGCTACGCGGGATTTAAGAGTTCCGACTGAAAATGTGAGGGGAAATATGAATAAGCAGAGCGACGTGGTGTCGTTGGTGAATATCTCTACGCAGAAATGGCCGCCGCGGCATCGGACCTATTTCGGTTCGTTGCTGATCCAGTCGCCGGAGGCCGGCGCGGCGTATGCGGTGACACCCGTGCGAGCCTGTACGAGCGTGATGGATCTGGGCGACAAGCGGACGATGGAGATCCGCCTGAGCGCCCAGGAAATTGCCGAGGACCTGGTGCGCGAGATCAACGGGGATTCGGGCGAGGGAAGTTATCACGGCGTGTTTGTGGCCGCGGGGCCGGAGCCGACAAAAGAGGAGTTGGCGGAGGCGCGGAAGAAGCTGGAAGCGTTTCAACTGCGGTTGGTGGAGACGGCGGACCTGGAGTGGGAGAGGTCGCACAATATGATGTTCATCACGGACCTGGAACGGCGGGCAGCGCGAGAGTTGCGACTGGAGAAGCCGTGGTTGTATGACCCGAAACCCATGGCGGATTGCCCGGCGTGCGGAGAAAAGATTAAGCCGGAGGTGGCGGTTTGCCGGACGTGCGGAGCGATATTGGATCGGGAGAAGGCGGCACAGTTTGGGTTGGCGGAAATAGAAGAGAAGAGTGGGGAAGTGGCGAGGGTGACCGAGAGGAAGGCAACGAGAGAGAAATGAAAAGGGCGGCGAAGATCGCCGCCCTTCGGAAATTCAACGTGCACTGGGCACGCCCGAGAAGCAAGTAGAGCCTAACAAACTACCTGCGATTGCGCCTCACATTTTTCCATCTGGGGCTGAGTAGACGTTGAGATCCTTCGCACATCCTCGTCGGATGTGCTCAGGATGACAGCTGCTGGTATGGGCAAACGAAATTGAGTTGGTTGGTTAAGTTGAGTATGTAAAAGCGGAGGCAGAGCCTCCGCACTCCAAACGGGGCCACTTGAAAGTGGCCGCTACGTGAAGCGCGGCCCGCCTTAGAACGCGGGCCCTACATGAGACGGCGAGTACAAAACTATGGCGACGATTGGGTCATTGGATGCGCCGATTGAGATTTTTGGCGGGTTGGTGAGCGATATGGCACCGGCGGATCTGCCGCACGGAGTGTCGCCGGATTGCCAGGACGTGCTGTTCAGCAGCGGGGGCGTGGCGACGCGGCCGGGGTTACAGGCTTTGTTCGGGCCGCTGGCGGGAAATCCGACAGTGAATTACATGAAGAGCTACATCACGCCGAACGGAACGCTGCGGACGATGGCGCAGGACGCGAATGGAAATCTGTACAAGGAAACCACACCGGGAACGCTGACGCAGATCGCGAGCGGGCTGACGCCGAATGCTTACGTGAATTCGACGACGCTTTTCGGCAGGGAATATCTGGCGACGAGCGACGGGATGACCGGGAACGATTTGCCGCGGCAGTATGACGACACGAATCTGGATCGCGTGAGCCAGGGCGGGCCGGGAGCGGGGCCGACGGTTGTGGATGAGAACGCGATCGCGGGGATTGCCGCGAGTCCGAGCGGGGCGATCCAGCCTGCGGCGGTGGCGATTGTGGCCAGCCCAAGCGGCGCAAGCGAAAACGGCTTTCTGGCGACGATCACAACCAGCGCGGCGCACGGATTGAGCGCAGGGCAGAGGGTGACGGTTTCCGGCGTGGGAGTGAGCGGTTACAACGGAACGTTTTCCGTTTTGAGTGTGCTGAGCACGACGCAATTTACATACGTTGCGGGCGCGACGGGTCTGGCGAATTCCGGCGGCGGAACGGCTGCTTCGGCGACGGTGACGATTCAGACTTCCGCGGCGCACGGGTTGAGCGTGGGACAACTCGTGACGATCACGGGCGTTGGCATTGGGGGTTACAACGGAACGTTCAGCGTGGCCAGCGTGATTGACGCGACGCATTTTACGTACTACGCGGCGAATGGCGGGCTTTCTGCGTCAGGCGGGGGAACAGCGGCCGCGGCGGGGAACGTGGGCCAGGGAGTGCATGAGTGTTGCGTGATTTTTCAGACGCGGCAGGGATATCTGACGGCGCCGGGGCCGGCGACAATCTGGACGGCAAGCGGCGGGAAGCGCGCGGTGGTGACGAACATTCCGGCGGGCCCCTCGAATGTGGTGGCGCGGATTTTGTGCTTCACGGGAGCGGCGGGAGCGAGCTTTTTCTATGTCGGCGGAGGCGGGACGCTATTCAGCGGGAACATGATCATCGGCGACAACACGACGACGTCGGCAGTAGTGGATTTCTCGGATGCGATTCTGTTGGCCGGAACGAATGTGGACGATTCGTTTCGGCTGATCGAGCTGGGCGACTGCGCTGGCGTGATTGATTACGCGGAGCGGCTCTTCTGGTGGGGCGAACGGAACAAAATGAACAACTGGATGAACCTGGGATTTGACGGCGGGTTCACGGGGCCGCCGCTGCCGCACTATCCGCTCGGCTGGACGCCGGATCCAACGTTTGCGCCAGGTGGAACGGATGAAGAAAGTTTTGTGGTTTGGGGCGCGGCGTATTCGATTGTGGGGAACGGAACGACGGCGACGCGCGGACTAGTGACGCAGAGCGCGGTGCAAGATACGTTGGGCGCGCAGAGGATTCAGGCAGGGAAGGATTACACGGTACGGGCGCGGTGCGCGCGTAATTCAACGCTGGCGCAGGGGACGCTGCATGTCCACCTGTTCAGCGCGAGCGGCGGCATCAACACGACGGGCCTGCAACTTACAGCCACGCAGTTAACCACGAATTACGTTGAATACAGCGCAGAGCTGACCGCGCCGCTGACGACGATACCGAGCGACCTGGTGCTGCGGATTTATGCGGATGGGACGCCGAACTCGAGCGGACAGTTTTATGTAGACGCGATCGAGATTTATCCGACGGCGCAGCCGGTGAACTCTTCGTTGGTGCGGGCGAGCCGCGTGGAGGATCCGGAGAGCTACGACGGGATCGACGGGATGCTGATCGTGGCGGAGAACAACGGGCAGGCGACCCGCGCGGCGTTCAAGCTGCGAGAGCGGCTGTATTTTGTGAAGGAGCATTCGCTGCACGTGACGCAGGACGACGGGACGAATGAACCGTCGCTGTGGTCGATTTCGGAGGTTTCGCGGCGTGTTGGCACGCCGTCCGTGCGCGGCGTGGGGTTTGGCGAAGACTGGGTGGTGATCGCGCACCGGACGGGGCTGTATCTTTTTTCGGGCGGGGAGCCGGTGAAGATTTCGCAGGAGATTCAGCCGACGTGGAACCAGATCAACTGGCAATACGCGCAGACGCTTTGGGTGACGGTGGACACGAAGGAGCGGCGAATTTACGTGGGCGCGCCATTCGGAAGCGCGACGACGCCGAACCGCGTGCTGATGCTGGATTATCACGACCTGGACTCGGCGTCGGATATTGAATCGCGGCCGCCGGTGAATATCACGTACACGGGGCAAAAGACCGCGACGGACAATTCGCGAAAGTGGTCGCCCTGGTCGATTGCGGCGAACTGCTGCGCGCTGATTGAGCGGACGAATGGAACGGCGGTGGCGGCATTCGGCGGAGGACTGCCCGGAGTCGGCGGGGGCGGGGCGACGGGGAAGATCTATCAGCTGAGCGACACGCAGTTTTCCGATGATGGGGCGGCGATTCCGAGTTATTACACGACCCACTTTTTTCCGGAGCGGGCGGTGGAGAGTTCACTGGGGCTGGGCGCGCACCGGAAATTGTTCAGCTATCTGACGATGTATGTGGAGGGAGCGGGGAATTTGGCGCTGACGAGTTTTGTGGATTCAGAGAGCGCAG